CTAGTATATCTTCTTCGATTTGTTCTAATTTTGCTTTTAAATCTGCTAATTCGTCAGGATAACGATATGACATTGTGGCTAAACCACCAAAAAGATTTGAAAGATTAGCGGGTGTAGGTAATAAAACGTCAGGACATTCTAATGCTGGCAATGTAATGCTTGGAACCGCCATTATATGATTCTTGTTTTAACTATTGATTTGATTTCTATGAGGCCGTTTTTATCGATTTTGATATACGAACCCTTTTTACCATGAGTAATTCTGATTTCTTCTGACCCTGATGTATTATCAATTTCTATTAAATGTCCGGCTTTTGATTTATATACTTTATTGTCTATTTTATCATGAGCTTCACTTGGGATATCTTTTGTTCCTTTTGTTTGTGTTGCAATTGAACCCATTACCATAGGATCTTGTGCACTTGGACCATCTCTAAAGAATCCAACAACCCATGAACCTACCTCTAAATGATGATTACCACCATTACCTTTTAATGAAGCTGATGTTACTGGCATCATAACTGTTGCCCAAGGCAAATCCTTTAGCGGAATATTATCATCATAGAATCCAAAGCATCTTACTTTTACTCTATTTAAATTTTTAGGATCATTTATATTTTCTACTTTACCTGTAAACCAAGTAAATGCTCCGTCTTTATATTGATCTGCGCTTCTTCCTATCATTTTTTAGCTAATACCTCTTCTATAAATGAATCTTTCTTTAATATTACATTCATTTGATAACCATCTTTACCAAAATGATGTATAATACCAGTCACTAAATGTTTACCTGACAGAATAGTATCTTTAAATGTATCATTTGTTACCATTTCTTCTGTTACATCAGCGTTTTTAAGTAAATCTAATTCCACTATTTTTCCGCTTGACAATGTAAAGTCACCAGGTATCACAATCTCTTGTTTTACAGTATCTAATTTATGATGATGTGCTTGACTTTTTAAAATACTTTGATCAGTAGCTTTATGATAATTATCAAAATCTCCTTTATAAGATTTAAACTCACCAAAACTACTTGTGTTATATGAAATATAATAATTTTTTATATTTTGGTAATCTTGTATTGGAAGATCATTAATTTTCATTTTTTCATTTAGTGATGAAAATTTATTTAATGTATTCGAATCATCTTTCTTAATTTTATATTCAGCTTTATTAACAGTTTTATTGCTAATATCTATTTTATGTAACTCAGATCTAAAAGCACCTTTAAGTGCAGCTCCTAACTTTGAAATATTTAAATGAGAAACAAGTTTACTTATTTTTTGTTGCTCTTCTTTAAATGATTCAGTTATACCATGTAAAAGACTTGTTTGCATCATAGGGTAGTTGTTATATGTATTATGAGGTTTATCTTTACTCTTTAATATTTCATGATATGACGTTAAAACTAATCCTTCAGATGGGCTTTCATAAAAATAAAATGGAGTATCATTATCATATGAATTTCTTAGTAACCAACTAATACCTTGTAAAGGGCTAATCCTAGGATATATTCCTTTAATATTTCCTTTTGAAGTTGCTCTAATGTCTACTTCAGAACTTAAATTACTTTTTACAATATTTTTTATAAGCTTAGAAGTGTTTCCTTGAAAGCTCGTTTTTAATAATTGAGAATTATTTAAATGCACATGCTTTGATATACACTCAAGAGTATAACCTTTTGCTGAAGGTCTTGGTGTACTATAGTCTTTTATTTCTGCAATATAAATTTCTAAGTCAAACTTTCGTTTTATACCTTTCTCTTTGCTTAATGGGTCTACTCTTTCAATAAGTAAATTAATTTTTTCATTACCAGCTAATTTAAAGGCATGAATCATATTATAGGGATCAAATATATATATTTCTACTCTAAACGCCGATTGATAAAGGCCTTCATGTATCTTAATATCTTGAACTTCGTTTGATATATCGTATACTTGACCGCTATTTAAAGTTAAATCGCATACAGTAATCTCAAACCCTTTAGGTGTTGCTGCTGCTGAATTGACTGTTAAATTTTGTTCAAGCATTAATTAAGTCTTCAAAATCACTTACAAATTGATTAATATAATTTGGATCAATATATCTGATAAGTGAATTTTTATCGTTTTCTTCTATCACATGTTGTCTATTTGATATATATGAGAGAGTTGCTGCATCGACACCACCAACAATATGATTTGCATTTGTCACAGGATGTTTATTTGCGTCTGTTGTACTATAATAATAATATGGAGCTTCTGAATACTTATAGACATTATAGGTAGATACTGAATCTCCTGATGTTTGACCTACGACTAATTCAGTCGTTGCTTGGCCTAAAGCGCTTCCAATAAACGCTCCGCCAGTAACATTTTGTACAATTAATTGAGAAAGATCGGTTATTTTTCGAGTAAGCTTACCAGATGCTCCACTTGTAGCACCAGTAATGGTTTCTCCAACAGTAAATCTTCCTGCCAAACTATTTCTATGATCAGTAATGAGACTATCTGTATCACGTACAATCACTGGATTTGTTTCAATCGCATATCCTTCGTATTCTTTTTCAATATATGTAAATAAATCTTCTTGACTCAGTGGCCAAGCTCGATATCCGTCATGTAAAAAATCATTAATAACAAAGAATGTCCAATAGTATTGTGTTGTACCATATAGTCTTTTAGATATTATATCTGGTCTTTCACCATTTTTTATTTCGTAAAATTTATATGCTGAATAATTATCTAAGAAAGAAGGTAATGGTCTGACTGATCGAAAGAGATCAACCATATTCTGCATAACGCCTGTACGATTAAAGTCATACTCTACTTTTGGAAATTGTCTAAAAAAACTCATTATCCTTCTCCTTCAGCTGTTTTTTGTTCTGAGCCGGCAGATCCTGAAGAAAAGCCTTGGCTTTCATCTATATCAGTATCTGATGGATAGAGATCTTGGCGAACCATAGCTCTTTCTTCTTGAAATGATAGTGATAAACTTACTTCAAGTGGCGCACCTGTTTTTTGAAACATTGTATTTGCTGTTTCATTAAATGTAGATTCTAAACTTGTAAGATAGCATGGTTTAATATTCGGCATATATTGATTAATAACCTCTCCTCTATAAAATGATATTTCAAAGAGTGGTGGATAAGCTAACGCTATAGAACCGGCTCTCTTTGGATATAAAAATTTTCGAAAAGTTCTTTCAATTGCCTTAGCTGCATCTGAATCTTCTTCACTTTCAGCAATTAATTTAAATGAAAAATTATATGTTCTTATATTTACATTTTCAAACGCTTGTCTTGTATACGGATTTGTTGCAACTCCAGCTGATAACGCTGCTTTATTTCTTAAATTTAAACTCGTACCACCACTTAATTTATTTTTTGCTATAAGAGCGCCAGCTAAAAAATCTTGAGCTGTTAAATTTTGACCTTTACTTTTTACTGCGTCAAGAGCTCCAGTTAATGAACCTAAGTCAAAATTACTATAATTTGCGCCATCTGTAACAGATATTCCAATTGGTTGATATAAAAAAATATCTTGAGCAACAGTAGGATTAGCTGTTTCTTTTATTCGAAATAACATCATAGGATGTTCGCCTTCATTGCTCTGTAAAAATTGCGGAAAGACGAGAGGCATTGGACATCCTCCGCCAAAATCAACTCGGTTTGCTGTTGCTCTATCGATAAGATCTTGAGGAATTTCTGCAGTAGTTTTAGCTGAATCCTTAGGATCGCCAGTCGGTCGCTTAGGATAGTTATGCATTAATGGATGATTGCTGTAATCTCTTGGTGCATCTGGGTCTGCCATTGTTTTTTCCTATATAAATATAATTAAACTATAGAGTTATTTATATGAGTTATCAAGGGAAATACAAATTAAAGCGACCAGAAAAGTACGCTGGGAATCCAGGTAAGGTTGTATATCGATCTTTGTGGGAAAGACAAGCGTTTAAGTGGTGTGAAAACAATCCAAAAGTAAAGATGTGGAATTCAGAAGAAGTTGTTATACCATATAAATGTAAGACCGATAATAGATTACATAGATATTTTGTTGATCTTTTAATTCAAATGGAAGATAAAAAAACATATCTTATAGAAATAAAACCTAAAAATCAAACCCAACCACCTAAAAACCGTAGTCGTAAAACAAAAAAATATATTAATGAAGTAACTACATATGCTAAAAATATATCTAAGTGGGAAGCTGCAAATGATTTTGCTGAATACAAAGGATGGAAGTTTCAAGTATGGACAGAAGAAACTTTAAAAAATTTAGGCATAAAGATACTCTAATACTATATAAATAACAGTATGGCAAGTTTATTTGATACATTACAAGCTAACGCATTTAGAGCAGGAGTACGAGCTCGTACAAAAGAATCTCAAGCTTGGTTTAAAAAGAATGTAACTAATTTATCAGTATCACGAAAAGATCTTTTAAAAGATGATGCTTTAGACAGAACATCTCAAAATATAAGTGGCAATATGTATATGTATTTTTACGATCCAAAGCATAAAGCAACTCTTCCTTATTACGATAGGTTTCCTTTAACAATAATGGTTGATGGAGCGCCTGGTGGGTTCTATGGTTTAAATTTACATTATTTAAATTATAATGTAAGAGCTAAATTTTTAGATGATTTAATGGCATTTGGCCCAGCTCAAGCGAAAGAGAGCTCACGTTTAACAAAACTAAGATATAATCTAATAAGCAGTGTACGTAAATATAAAGAATTCAAGCCGTGTTTTAAACATTACCTAGGTAAACATGTGGTATCTCAATTTAGTAGAGTGCCTATGACTGAGTGGGAGATCGCTATCTTCTTACCAGTAGAACAATTTAGGAAGAAGGGTAAAGAATCTGTTTGGCAAGAGAGCCTTAAAATCGCGAGACAACCATGAGCAGTATAGAAAGATTAAAATCATTAATTAGTAAAAAAGGCGGATTAGCAAAAGGGAATCGATTTAATGTAATCTTTACTCCACCTAAGCAAACTCTTTTAAATTTTAATTTAGAATCGATTGTATCATCAGCGATATCAGGGAATTTTTCAGCTAAAAATTTAATTAATGATCCAAGAGATATATCAATGTTATGTGATTCAGTATCGATACCTGGTAAACAGATAAGTACAATTGATTACCAAGCACAAAAACAATCGATTAAAATACCTTATGGAACATTACACGATGATGTATCATTAACATTTTTACTTACTAACGATTATTATATGAAATCGGTGTTTGATCAATGGATAAATAATATAGTTAATACTGATACTTATGGAGTATCATATAAAAAAGACATTACGACTGATGTAATAATACAGCAGTTGGATGAGCAAAATACGCCAATATATGGTGTAAAACTTGAGGGAGCATTTCCTACAACAATGAATGAAATAGTATTATCGAATGAATCGACTGATACAATTCAAAAATTAAATGTGAGCTTTAGTTATGATAGATACGTACCACAAGGTGCGTTGAGTAGTACAGGTAGTGCAATAAGAAGTGCATTATCTATTTTTGGATAATATTATAGGAGAAAGATATTATGGCTTTACCAGAGCTAAATACAGCTAGGTATACAGTGGAAATACCGTCAACTGGTCAAACAGTGACGTATAGACCATACTTAGTGAAAGAAGAAAAAGTTTTAATGATGGCAATGGAGTCTAATGACAATAAAATGATCATACAGACTATTGTTAATGTTATTAAATCTTGTATACAGGATGAAATTGACATTGATAGTTTAGCAATGTTTGACATTGAAACGTTATTTTTAGCATTAAGATCTAAATCAGTCGGTGAAAAGGTTGATTTAAAAATAAAATGCGAAGAATGCGAACATAGAAACGAAGTACAAATAGACTTTGATGATATACAAAAACCAGTGATAGATGATTCTGAAAAAAGAGTTATGTTAACTGAAGATGTTGGAGTTGTTTTAAAATATCCAGCATTAAAAGATGTTGAAAGATTTTCTGAAAATGGAGATGAATCAATTGAATCGGCAATGAAGATGATCACTGCATGCATCGACAGTATATTTGATGCAGATAATTTATATGACGCAAAGAGTGAAACAGTTGAAGCTTTAGATAAATTTATAGATTCGTTAAACAACGAACAATTTACAAAGTTATCTGAGTTTTTTAAAGAGATGCCAGCATTACATAGTACAATATCATTTAATTGTACATCTTGTAATCATGCAAATAGCCAAGAGTTAAGAGGACTACAAAGTTTTTTTACATAGGCCTTTCGCACGATAGTCTTGTAAACCATTATAAGACTAATTTTGCAATGATGCAACATCATGGATATAGTTTAACTGAACTTGA